TCTAATTTTTAATAGCTGATTAGCAAGACTAACGTTTCTTATTTCACGCAAATCAATAGCGTCTTCTAAATCAATGTTTTTTTGCTGCAAAGCTTGTTGTATATTATTTTCAAGTAAAGCTTTTTCTTCTTCATCTGGTGCTAACTCTAAAAATATACCAAAGTCATATAGATGTAAGTTAGACATTTCTTCAAGCGTAGCTACATTGTGAGCGCCAATTGCATGAATAAACGCGTCTTTAGTTGGAGAATATTCTATAACGTCTGATATTCTAAGCGATAAAGACTCTGCAACTTCAGAAGTTAAATATAAACCTGACTGCAATATATGTCTTGTAGCAGTGTTACTATTAGCTGCAGCTAGTTTTTGAACACCAACCAAGGCGTTTGAGTCTGGCGTACTACCATCTCTAGCTTCATTAAGTCCAGTTGTATCTCTAATCATCTGCAGGTAATAATTGTAATTACCAATAAGCGCTTGAAGCTTGTTTCCTCCGCTGCTATTTCTTATTTCTTGTATAGGTACTTTACCAGGATTTATATCACCGTCTTGTGTCATTGATCTACCAATAACACTACCTGTTTGAAAAAACATGTTTAACGCTTCTTGTGGATTATAGTTCGTGCCATTGCCTAAATCTATTTCAGCTAAACCGTCAGCGTCTAAATAAACGCCGTCTGGCACCATGCGTGACATTACTTGCTGTATTTTTAAATGCGTTAATTGTATCATGTCAGCAAAACCAGTAATACGGCTAACTAAAGACTCTATACGTCCTTTGTACATGCGAGGAGCTACAATAGAATAATTCATTTTTACCTTGGTATAATCGCTTTTTGGACGCATCATATTTTTTGACATCTCCCATTTTAAAAGCTTTTGAGCTCCTACTATATAAGCGCCTTCGTAAAGACACTCAACATTATTTTGTAGCTTTGAAAAGTTTACGTTTTCGTTTTCTGGTGGATTAAAAGTATCATCTTTCTCTATAGCTTTTTCTAACCCAGTAGCAGTTTCTTTTATTTTATAAACTTGATTCATATAAGTTTTATAATCAAAATATAAAACTTTTACTTTATTATTATCTTTGTTATTATAAGCAGTGTAATTGTCGTACTTATAGTTATTTTTTTCTTGTATTTCTTTTAAATCTTCTTCAGTTAAATGAGGAAATTGTTTAGCTAATTCATTAATAGGTATTTCTTTAAGTTCGCCAGCATAATATATATCATCAAAATATGGTGATTCAGTATAAGAGTAAACTAAATCTGCAGGATCTACATAATCTATAGTTATGCCTTGAGATGTATTAAAGTTTGTTTTAACAGCTCCAATACCTAAAACAGTTAAGTCATAGTAAAATCTTTTCTTAATAAGATCATATTTATTACCTTCAAATAAAACATTTAAAGCTTGCTCTTCTGCTAATTCAACAGCTTGCTTATATGTTAGCTGCATGTGTAACTTTAACTCTTCTTCAGATTTAGGTAAAGTTTCAGGATCATTTTCATATAAGTTTACGCCAAAAGCCTCACCAACATAGTTGTTTAATTTTTGAGTTCTCATATCTTTCAATATAGACTCCATATAGTCAGTGCGTTTTTGAACTCCAAACGGATCTTGTGAAAAAGCTTTTATATCATAAGCTTTATCAGCCATGCCATTAACAACAATATCTACAAACTTAGGTATAATAGGCACAGGCTTCCAGTCTAAGTTTAAATAAGATAAATCACCATTTATAGATAATTCGTCTTTATATTTTTGTATTGACTGTTCTCCTCTGGCGTATAGTCTTAGTTTATGAAAATTTCTTTGATTATGGCCGTGCATATTGTAGTTGCTTCCTCTAGCCGATTGATTATCACTATACCATTCTTGTTCTATAGCTTTTGCTACTTTTAGACCATAGTCATAGCTTACTTTTTCAATATCACTAACGACTTGACTCGGAAAATAATTACTTGTACCTGTGTAAGCCATATTTAATTTTTAATTATTTGTGAGGAATAACCATCATTTTTATATCTAGCTATACCTAAGTTTATTTTTTGTTTTTGCCTATTTGGCGTTGGTTTATATAAGTGTCTATTACAAGCCATTATTGCTAAGCCGCTACTAATAGAGGCGTCATGCTTTGTTCTTTTGTTTATATCAAACTTAGCCCAGTCGTTTAACGTTTCGTTAAAATACATTGCTCCGTACGAACCATCTTGACGTATACCAACATGATCGTTAATATACATTTCAATAGCAGCTGCGTGAGCTTGTTTAATATCTTCACTAGAGTTTGGCATACCTCCAACTTCTTTTTCAGTTGTAGATAATTTGTTCCAAACTTTATCTGGTCTATTCATACTAAATCCTCTATATCCTCTTCGCTTAAAGTAATATAAAAGTCTTGGTTTATTGTTTTCTGCAAGTAACGGCATACCGTAAAATACGCAAGCCATTAGTATATCTTCAAAAAATATTTCAGCGGTCTGTGGTCTAGCAATATATTCCAAAAAAAATGTGTTAGCAGGCGCTGATTCCATGCTAAACTTAGTTAATCCATGAAGAGATCCGTTAGATCCTCTACCATCAACAGTACCGCTAATATCATAGCTGTCGCAACCAAAAGCGCCAA